ACCTGAAGGTGGTAGTCGTAAAGATTCCTTCTGTGCTCGTATGACTGGTATGAAGAAGAAGTTGACTGGTACAGCTAAGGCTAAAGATCCAGATTCTCGTATCAATAAAGCTCTTAAGAAGTGGAAGTGTTAAGTGAGGCGTAAGACATCTAGAGATAGCCGTTATAAGAAGTCTGTCTGGACACAGAACCAGAAGCTTCAAGCTGTCAGTACGTACTTGATGTTAGGCAGTATGACTGAGACTGCTTTGGTTACTGGTGTACCTCTTCCTACTCTTAAGCTCTGGAAACAACAAGAATGGTTTAAAGAGTATTGTCTCCAGCTACAAGCTGAAGATGTACAGCAGATGGACTCCAACCTCAAAAGGGTTGTAGACAAAGCTCTTAAAACTGTTGAAGATCGTTTAGATCTAGGTGATGCTCAGTTTGATCAGAAGACTGGAGAGATTGTCAGGGTTCCTGTTAAGGCTCACGTAGCCTTGAAGATCACAACTGACCTCATGTCTAAGCAAGAGAAGATCCGTGAAGCTCCTTTAAAGGAAGAACTAGAGAAGACCATTGATGATCGTCTTCTTAAACTCTCAGAGGAGTTTGCTAGGTTTGCTTCTCAGAAGCCTATAGACGTTGTAGCTAAAGAAATAACAAATGGCTAAACTGGGTTCTACAATAGAACAGCCTCCTGTAAGTAAATTAAACCCAGAAGTGATGGAAGGGTTTGTTAACTCTATCCTTCGTAAGAACTTTGATAAGCCTGCAGCTACTCCTCAGTTCCACAAAGAGATCTGGGAACTTGTTACTAGTAACAATAAACAAGTAGCCATAGCTGCTCCTCGTTATCACGCTAAGAGTACAGCGGTTACTCACTCGTATACCCTAGCTTCAGTTCTCTTTAGAGAGTCTAGGTACGTCTTAATTGTCAGTGACACTGTATCCCAAGCTATACAGTTCCTTGGGGACATTAAGAAAGAGATCCTAGACAATGATGATCTAAGGTCTTTGTTTGGTATCAAAGAAGGTCCATTCCCCAAAGATACTGAGGATGACTTAATTGTTGAGATGACAGACGGGTATACGTTCCGTATACAAGCTAAAGGCTCTGAGCAAAAGCTGCGGGGTCTTAAGTGGGCTAACTTACGTCCTGATCTAATCATCGGTGATGATATGGAGAATGACGAGATTGTTATGAACAAAGAACGACGTATGAAATTTAAACGTTGGTTCTATGGTGCTCTCATTCCTTGTATCTCATCTTCTGGCAAGATTCGTATTGTTGGGACTATTCTTCATTTGGATTCTCTCTTAGAGAACTTAATGCCAGCTTCTCAGTTAGTAGCCCATAGGGGCTATAAGAGTCTTATCCGTGAAGACTTAAAAGAATACTCTGAGAACAAACTACCTTGGAAGTCCGTTAAGTATCGTGCCCATACTGACGACTTTAAAACCCTGCTCTGGCCTGAAATGAAGTCGGCTACTGAGTTCAGAATGCTTAAAGAAGATTATGTGCGTCAAGGTTTAGCTGACGTGTATTCTCAAGAAATGTTAAACATTCCTTTGGATATAACCGATACCTTCTTTAAGAAGTCTGACTTCACACCAATGAAAACAGAAGACAAGAAGAAGAAACTTGTCTATTACGCTACCTGTGACTTGGCTGTATCTCAATCTCAAAAGGCTGACTATTCAGCTTTTGTTGTTGGTGGTATGGATGACGAAGGTAAGTTGTATTGTGTACACGTTGTTAAACAACGTATGGACGCATTAGAAATTGTGGATACAATCCTGATGCTTCAAAAGATTTATAAGCCCGTACTCTTTGGACTCGAACAGGGTACTATTCAGAAGGCCATAGGCCCGTATCTCAATGAGGAGATGCTTAAGCGTGGTGAGTTCATTAACACAGTGTTGTTAAAACCAAGCGGCGATAAACTCACCCGTGCTAGAAGTATCCAAGCCCGTATGAGAAGTGGAGCCTGTCGATTCGATAAAGAAGCTGAATGGTATCAGGACTTTGAAGATGAGCTGCTCAGGTTTCCTAGAGATAAGCACGATGACCAGGTTGACGCTTGGGCATACCTGGGATTGATGCTCGATAAGATGTGGGAAGCTCCGACTGAAAAGGAACTCGAAGAAGAAGAGTACGAGGCTTATATTCGTGAAAGTAATGACATCGACTCAGGTCGTTCTGCAATCTGTGGGTACTAAATATGAATTTAAAAGAGAAGTTTGATATTAAAGATCTCATGTATGAGTCCAACATAGCTGAGAAGCTCTGTGCTGAGGACTTGTCTACGATTGGTATGTGGGTTGTAAAAGACTTTGATACAGACCTTAACTCACGCATGACTTGGGAAAAGCGTACTGAGACTTCCCTTAAGCTTGCCTTACAAGTTGCAGAGACTAAAAACTTTCCTTGGGCTAATGCTTCTAACGTTAAGTTTCCTCTCATTACTATTGCTGCACTCCAATACCATGCTCGCAGTTATCCTGTACTCATTGATAGTGATTTGCCTGTTAAGTGCCGTGTTGTCGGTGACGATAAAGATGGTCTTCGAGCGTTACGTGCTACCCGTGTTGAACAACACATGAGCTACCAGCTTCTAGAAGAAGATGAAGACTGGGAATCTGAGATGGATAAGGTTCTTATTACGCAGCCTATTGTTGGCTGTGCTTTTAAGAAGACCTACTATGATCCCATCAAGAAGCACAACATATCCGAGAACGTCCTAGCTAAAGACTTAGTAGTCAACTATTGGACAAAGAGCTTAGAGACTGCTTCTCGGGTAACCCATATCCTCCAGATGAATAAGAACGAGATCTACGAACGTGTAGCTCGTGGACTCTGGATTGATGTATCTGAAGGCCAACGCCAACAAGACTCTTACTTGTCTTTGGGTTCTGGTTTACAAGCTGCTCAAGATAAAGCTCAAGGCTTGATGCCTCCTCAGTCTAATGACTCAAGCACTCCTGTTGAGATCTTAGAACAACATTGCCACATTGACTTAGATGATGACGGATATGCCGAACCCTATATCGTTTATGTCCGTAGAGACAATAAAAAAGTTGCTCGTATTGTTGCTCGATACACTGAGAAAGATGTTGAACGCAATAAACAAGGAACTATTCTTAGTATCAAAGCAGAGCAGTACTTTACTAAGTATCCTTTCATTCCATCTCCCGATGGTGGTTTCTATGATCTAGGCTTTGGTGTGTTGTTAGGCCCATTGAATGAGTCTATCAATACCTTGATCAACCAGTTAATTGATACTGGTACTATGCAAAACACTGCTGGTGGTTTCCTTAGCCGTGGTATTAAGCTGCGTGGTGGTAACTACAACTTTAATCCTCTTGAGTGGAAACACGTTGATACCACTGGAGATGACTTGCGTAAAGGTATCGTACCTCTTCCCGTACGTGAACCTTCTCAAGTTTTGTTTACCCTGTTAAGCTTGTTAATTAACTATGGCGAACGAATTAGCGGTGCTGTAGATATTCTTCAAGGTCAAAACCCTGGTCAGAATACTCCTGCTGAGACTACCCGTACTATGGCAGAACAAGGTATGAAGATCTTTAACGGTATCTTTAAACGTACTCACCGTTCTTTAAAACAAGAGTTCCGTAAGCTGTATCGTTTAAACCAAATCTTTATTAACGAGAATACTCCTTACGTGTCTGACGCTAAGAGCAACGGTATTATTTTGGCTAGCGACTATGAAGGCCCAGTAACTGACGTTATGCCTTCTGCTGATCCAAGCATCACTTCCGATGCTCAACGTCTAGCCCAAGCCAACGCTATTGCTATGCGTGTGGGTAATACCCCTGGTTTGTATAACCGTTACGAAGCTGAAGTTACTTACTTGAAGGCTTTGAAGGTTCCTAACATTGACAAGATTCTTCCAGATCCTAAAGGACCTAACGCTGTACCTCCACCAGTTAATCCGAAGGTACAGATTGAGCAAATGAAGTTGCAAGCCAAGCAAGCTTCTGACCAGTTAGATATGAAAATGGCCCTTCTCAAGCTTATGTCTGAGGCTGAACTTAATCAAGCCCAGATTCAGAAGCTACAAGCCGAAGCAGAAGCAATCAAAATTGGTATTGCTACTGAAGGTGAGAAGATGCGTATTCAAGAGATCAATATGCAGATCGCTTTGCAGCGTGAGCGTAGAGAGGGTGTGTTAGGAGCTATTAAGACTATGAACGATGTTTATGCTCGTATGGCTGCTGATGCAGGTCAGGGAGGAGCTGAGGATATGGCACAATCGCCAATGCCTCAGATGGCACAACCAATGTAAGTAAGGAGTAAAAATTGGAAGTTGTAACTAAAGAAAACTTTGAAGAATGGAAATTCCATCCAGTCACTTCTAGGTTAATGAGATTACTAAGCGAAGATAGAGAAGCAATGAAAGAGGGTTTAGTTAACCACTCTTACGAAGATGAGGCAGAAGTTAAAGGTCGGTGTCGAGCAATTGCCATTATCCTTAACCTAGAGTATGAAGATCTGTTTGAAGCAAAGGTAGCCACAAATGAGCAATGAGTCTGGAATTAACCCTGTTGGGTGGCGAGTTCTTGTTAAACCACAAGAAGTCAAAAAGGTTTCTGCTGGTGGGATTATCCTAACTACAGAGACAACTGAAGCCCGAGAACAAATGGGTAACACTACAGGCATCGTTGTAGCCATTGGTGATCAATGCTATTCAGATGAACCTACACCTTGGTGCAAGGTTGGAGATAAGATTATTTTTGCTAAGTATGCTGGTTTGCTTTACCTTGGTAAAGATGGCAAACAGTATCGAATGATCAACGATAAAGACGTTACAGGAACTTTGGATTCTGACGTTGATTTGGTTGATCCGTATTTGGCTAAAGCATAATCGTTGACGAATAAATAAACACAGGAGTAAGATATGAGTGATGAAGCAAATGTTACTAGTAACGAAGTAGCACCTGAGATTCGCCAAGAAGCTGAATCACAAGGTTGGGTTCCTAAAGAACGCTTCCGTGGTAATGAAGCTGATTGGGTAGATGCAGATGTCTTTGTAAAGCGTGGTCGTGAGATCCTCCCTATTCTGCGTAAGAATAACGAGAACCTTATTAAAGACCTGAACGCCACCAAAGAACAATTACGGGAGTTCAAAGAAGCTGCTGAGGAATTTAAAAAGTTCCAACGTGATGCTTATGAACGTAAGGCCCAGGAATACGAGAATCGTATTAAAGAGATAAAAGAATCCCGTGCCCAAGCTATTAGCGATGGTGACGGACAGAAAGTAAATGCTTTAGATGATGCTTTGGATGCTGCCAAAGAAGAGTTTAAAGAAGCAAAGCAAGCCGCTAAAGATGCTGAGAAAGCACCTACTACGCCAGAGACTTCTACCCAAGTTACAGACCCAGGTCTGCAAAATTGGTTAGATAAGAACACTTGGTTTGGTCAGGATCGCCGTATGACCAGCATTGCTAATGGCATTGGAGAAAGCTTAAGACTAGAGTTCCCTAACCTTAAGGGAGAGCCTTTTCTTGAAAAGTTAGACGAAGCATTGGCAGAAGAGTTTCCCCAACGATTTGGTAAGAAACAAACTCCAGCTAGTCGGGTCGAATCAGGTTCAGGTCGTCAGACTCGGGGTGCTGCAGGTAGTGCCCAAAGCTATGACAATCTACCTGCTGAAGCTAAGGCTGCATGTGATCGGTTCGTAAAACAAAAGCTTATGACCCGTGAACAGTACCTCGCTGATTACGACTGGAATTGATTTTATATTTAAAGGAGAATATGATGCCCCGTGCTTTGACTTATGAAGAAAAAGTTGAACGGCAAAATGCCCGTTTGAGCCAACAACAAGATAGTTCAGCTAAACCCACTCCCGCTAGTGATGGTGCGACTCGTAAACGCCGTAACGTATTTAACGGAACTGAAGTTAAATTAAGTGTTAGAGAACATATCCCTGGATACCACCTCCACATCTTTACTGATACTGGTGGTCGTATTCATGAGGCTATGGAAAGTGGCTATGAGTTTGTTACCCCAACTGAAGTAGGTGGTGTAAGTGAGAATGTGGTTAGTCGTAACGGCGACCTCGGAGATAGGATTCGATACTTGGTAAATCCTCGTGCAGAGGGTTCTGAGCAATACGGTTATCTTATGAAGATCCGGCAAGAATGGTATGAGGAAGATCAAGCCGAACTTCAAGCTAAGAATAATATGATTGACGCTAGTATTCGTTCTGGGAAGATTACTGGAAACACTGAAGGTTTCTATGTACCCCAAGGTGGTATTAAAGTTTCTTAATTTTTAAAGGAGTCTTAAATGGCTAACGTTTCTCGCCCTCGTGGTCTGTCGCCAGTAGGTACTATTACCGGCGCAGCCTTTAACGAGCAAGGCCAATTGTTTGCTGTGGCTAACGACGCTACTAACACCTACGCCATTGGCGATGTGGTTACGTACGCTGGTGGTTCAGATTCAAATGGTATTGCTTACGTCACTAAAATGACCGCTGACACCTCTTTGCCTCTGGGTGTTATTGTTGGTATCCGTCCTGCTGACCCTGGTGTTAGCTTGCAAGGTTTGGATATTGACCTTGGCAAAATCTATTTGCCACAATCGGCTGGTCTGCGTTACATCTACGTTGTTACTGATCCCCATGTTGTGTTTGAAGCTCAGGCTGATACATACGCATTGGCTGACGTGTTCAAGAACGTTGGTGGTAACTGGACTGCTGCTGACAGCTTGTCTCAATCGTCACCCCAATCTAGCTTGACCATCAAAGCTTCTACTGTTACCGCTTTGGGTTCCAGTGGTTCTTTGGGTCTGCCTTTCACAGTTATTGGTTTGGCTCAACGCCAAGACAATGCTGCTGGTGCTTATGCTAAGGTGAACGTTGTTTTGAACAAGTCGTTCTTCAAGCAAGCCCAAGGTACTGCCTAATCTAATTAACTAAGGAGAAATAACATGGCTGGTGTAATTACTACGGGTTCGCACCCAAAAGCTCTTTGGCCTGGTGTCAAAGCTTGGTGGGGTCAAACCTATAATGAGCATCCTGAAGAGTATGTCAACTTGTTTGACAAAGACACTTCTACTCAAAACTACGAAGAAGACGTTCAACTGACTGGCTTTGGTCTGGTTCCCGTTAAGGAACAAGGCGCTGGCGTTCAGTACGATTCCGAAATCCAAGGCTTCATTACCCGTTATACACACGTTGCTTACGCAATGGGCTATATCGTGACCAAGGAAGAAATGGACGACAACTTGTACGAACAAGTGTCCAAGAAACGTGCTGCAGCTTTGGCTATGTCTTTCCGTCAAACGAAAGAAAACGTTGCTGCTAACGTTTACAACCGTGCTTTCAATGGTACTTATACTGGTGGCGACGGTGTTGCTTTGTGCTCCACTGCTCACCCCAATACCACTGGCGGTACTTTTGCTAACAAGCCTACCGTTGACGTTGACTTGTCTGAAGCAGCTTTGGAAGATGCAGTGATCGCTATCATGGGTCTGCAAAACGACCGTGGTCTGTTGGTTGCTATTCAACCTAAAGACTTGCACATCGCTCGTCAAGAAGTGTTCAATGCTCAACGCATTCTGCACTCTAGCTACCAAACTGGTAATGCCAACAATGACATCAACGTCATTAAGTCTGGCAACTACCTCCCAGGTGGCTTTAAAGTGAACCACTACTTCACCTCGCCTCACGCTTGGTTTATCCGTAACACCATCCCTGGTGGCACTGGTATGAAGTACTACGAACGTCACGCCATCATGTTTGATCAAGACAATGACTTCGACACCCTGAACGTTAAAGCTAAGGGTTACGAACGTTACAGCTTTGGCTGGTCTGATCCACGTGCTGTGTGGGGTTCTAACGGTCCCTAATTGTTACTAGTAACAACTACCCCCCTTAATTGGGGGGTTTCTTTTATCTAATTGGAGATTTATCATGGGTTACGAAAAGCGCAAAGAAATGGGCCAAAAGCCTGAACCTAAAGTTAAAGCTGAAGGTGAACAAAAGAAAAAGATGACTGCAGCCAAAAAGATGACTGCAAAAAAGACTATGACTAAAAAGAAAATGTAAGTAGAATCTAGTCTTCCAATGACGCCCTTAATTGGGCGTTGTTTTATACAACGTCAAAGGAACTTATCATGTCTAATCCTACCCGCCTCTATGCAGGTCTTTCTACTGCATACGTTAACGAGCCTCTGTACTCATTCCCCTTCCCCGATCCTTTTCACACTGGTAGCACTCAAGCTTTGGGTAGCTCTACCTACACCAATGACTTTAATACCTTGATTGGTACTGACTACACTGTCACTGGTACTAGCTCTACTTTTGCTTTGACTGCTGGTGTTGGTGGCTTGGCTGTCTTGACTCCTGGTGGTACTACTACTGCTAGCTCTGCTTACAAGAACGGTCAATTCTTCCAGTTCACCGCTGGTAATCGTTCTTGGTTTACTACTCGCATTAAAGCTTCTGCTGTTGCTGGTAGCGTGTCTTTCTACGTTGGTTTGCAAGCTGGTTCATCTACTAACGATGGATTGTGGTTTGCTAAATCTGCTTCTTCTACTTCCATCAATTTGGTGTCTACTGTTAACGGTACTGCCACTACTTTGGTAACTGGTGTTGCTACTGCTGCTGCTAATACTTTTTTTGAAGTTGCTTTCTACTACGATGGCACTGACATGATTGTGTTCTCTGGTAACACTACTTCTGGCACTGGTCCTGTTGCTCGTATCTCTGCACCTACTATTGGTTCTTCTGGTACTACTTTGACCAATGCTTTGATTGCTCCAGTGTTCCAAATTACTCCTACAGCTACTGACACTTTGACTACTGACTTTGTGTTGGCTTGCCAAGAAGTTCTGCGTTAATCAAAAGTAAACAACGATGCACAAACAAATAGTACATAAAGAAACTGGTGACACTATCACGGTGTCTATTGCTGCCGATGGTGGTAAGAACATTGTGTTACTAGTAACAGGTACTATTGAGCATGAGGATGATTCTGTATTTGATGCTATAGACATCAGTCGGTTATCTGGTAACCCATCTAACATTCGTCTGGACTCAACTGTATTTATGGTTGAGTCTGGATTGAAGGTTATGCTCTCCTATCGTAATCAACCTTACGTTCTTCCCTTAGAAGGTCGTAGCAAGATTGATTTAGGTTGGGTAGGTGGGCTTATTGGTCACGAGATTGATATGGTATTCAAAGGTACAGGATCATTCTTCATTGTGCTAGACATCAGCAAAATGGGAGTATGAAATGTCTGACGTAAAAATTAAGAGTGGCGAACAACCACGTTACTTTGCTTTTAGTGGTGTTAACTCTACTACCGCTACTGGTGCTTCTTCGCCTATCTACAAAGAAAGTCCTTGGAGTACTTTCCAAGCTATTGTGACTGGTACAGGTACTGTTGGTGCTACTGTTGTGATGCAAGGCTCTAACGAGGATGCTACCTACAACGGTACTAACTCTAACTGGGTAACTATCAATACCTTCACACTAAGTGGTACAACTACCGCTACTGATGGATACACATCTGTTAGTACTTGGCGTTATGTTCGTGCTAACGTTACTGCTATCTCGGGTACTAGTGCTACTGTCCAAGTGATCATGGGCGTTTAATAAGGGGTTGGTATGTCCTCAACGACTTTTACAAGTGGGACAGTAATTGCCTCCACTTGGCTTAACGACGTCAATAACGCTGTCTACAACACAGTACCTTCTCAAAGTAGTGCTGCTGGTATTTCCTATGCACCTAGTGGCACAGGCGCAGTAACTACTACGGTTCAAGCTAAGTTGCAGCAAACTATTAGCGTATTTGATTATTTATCTTTTTCAGATATTGCAACAGTTCAATCTGGTTCAAACACTAACGATATATCTAGCAAAGTTCAAGCAGCCATAAATTATGCTAGTTCTTTGTCGGGTGCAACTGTTTGGTTTCCTACTGGTTGTTATTATTTGGGGACTGCATCCCCCGCTATTTCAATTCCTAGCAATGTGCATTTGGCTGGTGCAACAAGCAGCTATCGTGGGTCTGGCGAAAATGGTTTAGGTGTTGAACTTCTCTATGGCGGTACTGGTACTGCAATCTATGCTCAGGGCATGGATATAAATTGCAACGATTTTTCAGTTCGTTTTACTTCACCTTCTGGCTCATCATGTATTGGTATCTTGCATGATGGGGGTTGGTTTGGCTCTTACAAACGATTGACGTTTAAAAACATTCCTACCGCAAACGGCTATTCATTCAAAATGACTAGCGGCCCTGCTGGATATGGTGCTTATGCTTGCTGTATGGAGCAAATAGATACCGAAGGCGCATCTTTATTATTTATGGGACGTAACTCGGGTGATGGTATTACAACTCTATCACTTAAAGACGTAGCTGCTGAAAAAATGTCTTTTGCTTATGCTCAAGGCGTTATTTTGAATGGTGCTTGCACTATTACATCTGGCACAGCTTTATATTTCTCCAATTACAGTTTTTTCACAATGATTGGTGTAGATATTGAAGGTACTGGCGATTATGGTATTTTGATTAACGATTCAACTTGTCAAATTTTTGAGTTTGGTACGCTTTGGGGTGGATGGTCTGGTACAACCAGAGTTCTTAACCTTGGTACTGTTGAATCTCGTGTTTATGGTCAATTTTCTTCTCAGCAAAAATTAACTGCTGGAACAGCAAATCAAGTCAGTAAATTTGGTGGTCAATCTGCTAGCAATGGAATTATTGACAATTATGTTTCTGATTTTGTAGTTCCAACAAACATTGGTGGCGGCACACAAGATGCTTATCGCCAATGGAAACGCTATAACTCTGGCGCTAACATTGTTGAACATGATTGGCAACAACACGCATTTGTTAAAAAAGCTATTTCAACAAGCTCTACATCCGCTGCGACAATTTTTACAGTTCCAGTACCAACTGGTCAAGGTTTAAAGCTGTCGGCCCATGCAGAAGGCGCACAAGTTGGCGATAATTACTATTCAAATAGTCGTGGCTGCAATGTCATTAACAGCGGCGGAACATTGACAATTGTGCAAGATACGCAAGTTACTTGCGGGTCTACTGGTGCAATTTCTTATGTTGCAAGCGGTGCAAATCTTTTGGTTCAATGGACTCCTACAACCGCTAACGCTTCGAGCGGAACAATGAATCTTGAAATTCGTGGCCCTTGGACAAGCTATTCTTAAATGTCTAATTCAAAAATATCAGCGTTAAGTTCTGCTTCCACCCCACTAACGGGTAGTGAGGTTGTTCCGCTTAATCAAAGCGGTACAACAGTCAAAGCAATTGTTACTGACTTTACAAATGCTATTGCTATAACGCCTACAAATATTACAACAACTGGAACAAATAGTTCGTCTAATACAATTGGCTTTCAAATGACTGGTGCGGCAAATCAAGATTATCGGTTTGCTATTCCCGGTGTTGCTGATTGGCGATTACGGGGAAATTATGCAAGCGGTAACTTTGATGTAGTTTTAAATGGCACAGTATTGGGTGGATTTACTCTTGGTGGTAATTTTCACTTTTCTGGTAACGCAACCGTAGATACAGCAGGTAAAGGCATCAACTTCACAGCCAACACTCCCGCATCGGGGATGACAAGCCAGTTGCTGAATTGGTATGAAGAAGGTACTTGGACACCTTCTCCTACAAATTTGACTGTTGTTGGAACACCTACTTACACGGGTAAATACACTCGAATTGGTAGGCAGGTGACTTGTATTGCTTGTATTGATTCAACCACATCAACTGCGGCAACTGCTGGTTCAACATCGTTTTCTGGGCTTCCTTTTACTGCCGTTGCAGTTGCTGGAAATAATGCGGGTAATGGCGTTGTTATTGATAGCAATACGGTGACAAAAGTTGGTGCTGGCTATGTATACACAGGAAACAATAGATTCTATGTTTCTGGCTGGTTAGCCACAGCAAACATTGTTATGTCTTTTACTTATTTCATTTCATAGGAAAATTCAATGTCTTTGACTAAAGCAAGTTACTCGATGATTACTGGGGCTGTTGCCAATGTCTTAGACTTTGGCGCTGACCCTACTGGAACTACTGATAGCACCTCCGCTATTCAAGCGGCAATCAATGCTAATGGCGCTGTTTTTTTGCCAACAGGCACATATAAAACAACTTCAACATTAACGCTTGCAAACAAAACAGAATTGTTTGGTGCAGGTTCTAGCAGCGTTATTAGCTATACTGGTTCAAGTGATGCAATTTATTCAACTAGCGGCGGTGCGGGTAACAACTATAAAACAATATCTCAGCTATCCATCACAAGTTCAACAGCGGCAACGGCAATTCACATTGTAGATGAATATCATACATATATTAACAATGTATATATCAATGGGAATAATGCTGGTTATACATCTGCTGGCATTTTAATTGAAGGTACTGGTTCAAATAATTCTGCTTGCATAGGAATTATTGAAACTACCATTCAACAATGTGAAGGTCATGGTATTCAATTTTTGAGCGCAAACTATGGCCCTGGTGCAATTTACATTGGTGCTTGCCGTATTCAAGCTAACAATTATTGGGGTGTTTATGCTGGACAAGACAAATCCGTAGAAGCAACCATTATTGGCAACGACATTGAAGGAAATGTCTTAGGTGGTATTTACATTGTTTACCCACTTTGCGCTAACATCATTGGAAATCACTTTGAAGTCGTTACAGCGCAGCCAGCATTGCAACTTGGTGGAAGCGGTACTGGCGGTCGAGTTTACAACTCAAACATAACTGGAAATAATTGTTCTACTAATGGTAACGCTTATTGCGTATATCTTAACAATTTCCAAATTAGTAATTTGTCGTCCAATTACTTTACTGGTTATACAAGTGCAGCAGTAAATTCTACTGGAAGCACAGCCAACTCTATTTTGCAAACGAATGTTACAACATCGTTAGATAATTTAACAGTTTCAACTGGTGATTTAAAAGTTACTACTGGTAACTTTATATCTAATGTCAGTTCTTCTGCGCCATCTTTGTCTACAAATTCAACATTAAGTTTTCAATTGGTTAGCAATACAAGTTTAAAAGTGTTGGTGCGTGGCACAGATGGCATTACTCGGTCAGCTACTCTTACTTTGGCTTAAAAGGAACAATTATGGCTATCACTTATAAATGGTCAATTCCTAAGATGACGGTGAACCCATCTGTTGATGGCAAGACCGATGTGGTTATCTACGCTGATTGGATGTGTGTCGGTACGGATGACGTTAACAACTTGACCGCTGCGGCTGCTGGAACGGCTAAATTGGGTGAGCCAGCTAATCCATTTACAGCCTACAACGACTTGCAAGAATCTCAAGTTTTGGCTTGGTGCTTTGAGCCTGTTACCTATACTTTGTTTGATGACATTAAGAACACAACGACTACAATTACAACCAATTTGCAACCAGACACAGAAGCCCAAGTAGCGGGTCAATTAGCTCGTCAACTGGCTGCTATTGCTGCTAACCCACCTCTGCCTTGGATTAAACAGGAAACAACACCATGAGCAATCCTTTAAACGTTACGTATGTTGACCTTGTTGGTCCACCCATATCTGCATCTTGGTTAAATGCAGTTAGTGCTGCAGCTCTTGCTCTGCAACCTATTGTTGGTGTTCCTACAAATATCACAGCTACATCTGGTCAAACAGTGTTTACTGTTCCTAGTAGCGCATCTGGTGTGGTATACATCAATGGTATCTTTCAAATTCCAAACATTAGCTACGCTCGCACTAACAGCACTACCATTACTTTTAGTTCTGCTGTTCCTGTCAATGCTGTGGTAACTATCTTCTGAGGCTAACATGGAAAACACTACAACCATTAGCCACGAACAGATCTACGAACGACTTATTAAAGTTGAAGCTAAAGTAGATGCTATTGAGAAGAACACCAAAGAACTTATTGAAGCATTTTCTGCTCTTAAAGGTGCTTTAAAAGTTCTAGATTGGATTGCTTCTTTAGCTAAACCCATTGGCATCATTACTGTGGTTGTAGGTGCTATTACTGTGGCCTGGCATTCTTTAACAGGAAAGTAATAATTGAAGACTAGCATGTACTTGGGTTTACCGCTACCCATTACTAGCGGCTTTAAAGGAACTACCATGTTGTTTACTACCGAAGAAGATGTCCGTTTCCGTGCTGTTGAGTTGGCTATTGATACCGTTGGTCACGAAGATGGCGAATGGGTTGAGTTGGCTGATTTGATTGTTGCTTTTGTCAATGACGACATCGAATGGATCGACATTGAAGAAGACAAAGAAGAAGTTTTTGAAGATGAAGAAGAAGGGGAAGAAGAAAATGTTTAACTTTACACACACTGCTGAAGAGCTGCGTGACTTGATTCAATGTATGGAAGCTCGTATTGCAGCTATGCAAGCTCACGTTCAAAAGCTTGTACAACAAGCTAATGAACAAGCAGCTCCACCTGCTGCAACTCCTGCTGTTGAAGAACCAAAACCTTCTACTGAGAACGTTTAATTTTTTAACAATCTAAATGATTGATCCAATTACAGCCCTAGCAGCAATACAGTCTGCCGTAAAACTCGTCAAGAAGATGAGTGCTACGGTGGACGATGTTGCGTCGCTAGGTCCTGTATTGGGCAAATACTTTGATGCTAAGAACAACGGTGTCCAAGCAATTAAAGAAGCTAAAGACTCTGGTCAAGCTTCTAACATGGGCACTGCCATTCAAATTGAAATGGCTCTGGAACAAACTAAACAGTTTGAGTCTGAGCTTCAAATGCTATTCATGCAAGCGGGGAAAGTAGATGTTTGGAACAATATTAAAAGCCGTGCAGCCAGCATGGACAAAGCTGATAAGTATGCTGAACAAGCTGCTAGAGATCGTGCTAACAAAATTAAAAAAGAACAAGAAGAAGCAATGATCATTGGTTTAGTCCTTGTGTTGCTTGTTGTGTTATTTGTTGGTGGTTACTATGTAGTCTCAGACATTGTTGAGACTGCTAAAAAAGAACAGCATCATGGCTACAAGCACAAGAACTAAAAGACAAGAAGACTTTATGTCCCGCCATTGGCGAGGACTCATGGGCTTTACCTACTGCTTCATTTGTTTCTTTGACTTTGTTGTTGGTCCCTGTTTGTACCTGTACGTACAACAGTTTGAGACACAAGCTGTCAACGATGCCTATCGTCAATGGCAACCTATGACACTGCAAGGTGGTGGTCTGTTCCACCTAGCTATGGGTGCTGTCATGGGTGTATCTAGTTGGGGTAAGACCCAAGAACGAACTGCAGAAAGCAAACCTAATGTTTCTTAATCCGTACTTCTGGTTGTTCCTAGTAACAACTTGGCTAGCCTGTTTGTTTGGTGGATACGAGTATGCCCAACGTGGGATAAGTGAAGAACGTGCCGCAGCTCAAGCGGCTTTAACTGCAGCAAACCAAAGATCAAAGGAGATCAGTGATGAACGAGACAGAACAGTTGCCAACATTTCTAGCAATTTGGCCTCTACGCAAGCCAAGGCCAATCAAGCTGCTGCGGAGCTTAGGGATCATATTGCCTCTGGCTCTGTTCGGTTGTCAATCGCCGGTTCCTGTAGTAGCCCAATGTCCAGTGATCCCACCACTGCCAGTACCAATAACACCGGAAGCTGCAACATTGACCCAGGAGCTGCTCAAGCTCTTGTCTCCCTCACAGAACGAGGCGACAACGCCATCGAAAAACTAAACGCCTGTATTGCATCCTATAACTCACTACTGGAACCTAAACAATGAGCTGGTTAGAAATTGCTGCACAAGAAATTAAACGTCACGAAGGTTGTAAGCTAACTGCTTATCCTGATCCTGCTACAGGTGGTGATCCTTGGACTATTGGCTATGGTGCTACTGGTTCTGACATTGAAAAGGGTACTGTGTGGACACAAGAACAAGCTGAAGAAGACTTGTTAGGTCGTCTGCATACACTGGGTGATCGCATTGATGCTGTTACTCATGTGCCTTTGAATGACAATCAGAAAGCTGCTATCTGTTCATTTGTTTACAACGTAGGCATAGGTAACTACAAAGGTAGCACTATGCTTCGGTTGATTAACAACAATGACTTTGATGGTGCTGCAGCAGAGTTTGATAAGTGGAACAAAGCTGCTGGTAAAGTTCTTCCTGGTTTAGTTACTCGTAGAGCAGAAGAATCTAAATTGTTCCTCGCTTGACATACTGGCGTAACACTGTCAAGTGTTAATCGAGCCACCATAACTGCGACTGGAACAATTATGCCTACCCCTAAAGTAAGTGATCAAGAGTTTAAAGCTCTATGGGAAACTTATGGATCATTGACTAGAATCTCTGAGATAACTGGTTTAGGCATTAGAGGTCTAAACAAACGTAGAAGAAACCTAGAGGAAAGATACGGAGAACTTCTAGTAACTTCTGGTCAAAGAATAGTGTCTCGGGAACATCCAGCTCGTAAACTGCTAGGAATAGAAAATGGAACTGTCATCGTATTTTCTGATGCTCATTTTTGGCCTGGGATTCGTTCCACTGCTTTTGATGGTCTGCTACACCTTATTAAGGAACTCCAGCCAAAGGCTGTTATCTGTAACGGTGACGCTTTTGATGGGAGTACCAGCGGTAGATGGCCCCGAATTGGCTGGACACAAAACCCGACGCTTGTTGAAGAGCTTAAAGCTTGCAAAGAAGCGTTAGGTGAAATAGAAGATGCTGCTAAGGCAGCTAGACATAACGTCAAACTTACATTCCCACTTGGGAACCATGACGCTAGGTTTGAGAACTATATCTCAGCTAATGCTCCCCTACTAGAAGGTGTGCAGGGTAGTCGTCTTAGTGATCACGTACCTGCTTGGGATATATGCTGGTCTTGTTGGCCTACAAATGATGTCGTTGTTAAACATCGTTGGAAAGGTGGTATCCATGCCACCCACAACAACACTCTTAATAGCGGAGTATCTATTGTTACAGGACATCTTCACGCTTTAAAAGTAACTGGATTTACAGATTACAATGGACGTAGGTTTGGTGTAGATACTGGTTGTCTATCAGAAATTGACGGACCACAATTTTATAACTATACTGAAGACAATCCTACAAACTGGGCCAGTGGTTTTGCTGTCTTAACATTCCATAATGGCAGACTGTTATACCCAGAACTTGTACATAAATTTGATAAAGACCACATTGAATTTAGAGGTCAAATCATAAAGGTGCGCTAACAAA